CTCTTTCCATTTGCTATTCCAATAATCCCTTGCAGCTTTGACATTGCGGAGTTCTGTTTCCGTATCTTTACGAGAACGCTCCCGCTGATCGATGGCTTCGTCGGCGAAGTCTAACGCGACCTGAAGTTCCGCAACCTTGCGCCGAAGGTCATTGATCTCCTCTTGGTCACAACACTGGTTCGTTCTGCTGAGGAGTTTTTCTGGTTCGTCTATTAAAACGTGACTTCCGCAGCCGAACCACATTGCTTTTCTGAGCGCAAAACCTGATAGGGTTAATTCTGAGGCTTGCGGCGAACCGCATTTTGGGCAGGTGTTCATTTTGATCTCCTGATGATAGGTGTTAGCGCGGGAGTGGTCGTTTCGTGCAAACATTTTAGAAGTATCTCAATAACTTTTTGTGCTTCTAGCAGTTGTTGTTTCGGGACATACTCAGGAGTAGACTTAAAAGTCCACTCATCATGTATTGTATCTTTCATAATTAGCGATTCTTGGGAGTCCAAGTTACGTCACGATAGAAGTTGGAGGCGAGCATGGCAGCGCGCTGCGGCTTAGGCAATGTGCAAACATCGAAGTAAGGACACTTGCCATATTTCCCCACGCACCACTTAGTCTCCATCGGGAAGAAATTCCGGTCGTAGTGCGACAGAAAGTCTGACACGAGCGTAAGCGTGTTGTGAGTCCACTCTGCGATACGCTCTTGCTCGTAAGGGAAACGCTTGCGATGGACTTCAAACGGCGTGCCAGTCTTGGTCTGCTTGCGGATAGCGATAGCATTGAGATACAAGCCCTCGATAGGCTTGCCGATGAGCTGCTGCGCGGCCCAAGTATAACCGATGGTCTGCTGGGAGTTGAGGAAGTCAGCAAAGAAGTTTTCACCGAGGATTGTGGTGGTCTTATGATCCATAATCCACAGCTTATTGTCCATCTCGATGATTGCATCTATCCGGCCTGACCATACAACGTCTACGTGAGTATGCTGCTTGCCGTTGAACTCAGAGAGGAACTCAACGGAGCCGAGAGGGATCTCGAAATACAGCTCGATGAGCGGCTTGCCTTCTGGTGACTTGGCGATAGTAAACGGCTCAAACTCGTTAACGGCGAGATACGAGATGAACGTATCGAGCGCGCGCTGAGGAGTGCGGAAGTCGTCTGCATCGTCTGGCGCAGGAGTCTGGTCAATCACTTGCTTGGCTTGATTGATAAGCTCAGAGTGAGGAGTGCCCTCGGGTGAGCTATAGAGCAGCTCGAGACACTCGTGAATCGCGCTACCGAAGTTGAGCGCAGACTTAGAGCGATTGAGTTGCCGGTTGTTAATGAGATAGTATTCAGCGCTGCGGGCACAGGTTGTGAAGTGCTCGAGTGATGAGTTGTCGATACGCATGACTCCATGCTCGTTGATGAGCGGAGGACGCGGTGCTTTAGGCTCCTCGGGAGCGGAGGCTACTGGGATGTTGATGTCGATGAGGTTACTCATGTTGTGCAGGTGTGGTTGGTTGGTTGTTGACTAAAGAAGACCATCAAGAAGATTTGAGAGAGGTTCCTGCGGCTTTTCCTTTTTGCCGCGGGGTGCCTTTTTCTTTCCCTCCCTTTCGATTGCTTGTGTTAGAATGTGTCCGTTGACTTTTACGCTTCGGAGCGTTGCTATCTGCATTTCCACTTCCTCCAGCGTCAGCTCGTGCGGCGCCCCTTTGAGTAGGGCTAGCAGAGGTGCTTCGTCTGATAAGCAGGCAGAGGATGTCGGATTCTCGTTCGAGTTCATAATACTTGATGTTTGCTTGATTGAGATCCTCGATAAGATCGAAGATCAGGGTGTTGATGATAGCTTGGACATTACCATGACCTGGATATGTCCTAAGCAGTTGTTGGAATACAGCCTCAGGAATATCCGCTTGGATTCTGTGGCAAGATTCTTTGTCGGGGTATGGGTTAGGTAAAATCATACGATGACTACAGTGTTTGCGTCTTCCCAACGAGCGAAGTTGTCTTCGTCGAGGTTAGTTTCAAGATAGTCTTTGATGACCTCGTGGTTTTCAAAGACCGAAAGTTTATTGAGTGGTGTCGAACAGTTAAGCCGACAAAGCTCAACGATAACCTTAACTTGCTCAACGTTGTGAACGTTGAAAGTATTGATGTCACGCTGGCCAAGCTCTTGAGCCATGAAGACATGACCGGCACGTTGCTCGGGAGGCCCGATATAAACCTTATATTTGGAGATCTGCCTAACAACGCAGCTATCCCATGCTTCTTTCAACTCTTCAAGGCTGAACTTATCGGAAGAATACTGGGCTCGCAAAGCACCACGAACAGCGTCACGAAAGCGGACGCAGTAAGTGGAAGATAAAAGAGGCAAAGTGTCAGCGACGATACCGCTGCCACGCTGGGAAAATGAACGGACAAAGTTTTGTATGATGGGCTCGAAGCGACGAAAAGCTTTCTCGCTTTCTTCAGAACGAATGAAATCGGCAGGTTGGGATGGTAGATTACTCATGGTTACTGGTGTTCATGGTTTGAACGTGAGAAAAAAATAACCGACAGGGGGATTGCTCCCCCTGCCGGCTGTTTGCGGCGGCTGAACGATTACAGCAACGCACCGACTTGCTCGGCGAACTCGCGGCGCTTGCGGTCGTCGCGCTCCTTGAGCGCAATCGCGAGGCTGGTCGCGTCTGTTCCAACCGAATGTCCCAGCTCCGCGCTGAGCACCGAGGCGGCTTTCTCTTGCGAGCCCTTCTCGATGATCTGCTCTGCGAGCTTGAGGAATGTCTTGCCGACACGAGGGCCAGCACCGGAGGCGCGAACCTTCTTCTTGCCGTCGAGCGGGCAAGCATCGGCAACCTCTTGGATGAGGCTGCTGAACTCGTCAGCTTCCGAACCCGTCTCTGCCAGCACGCGCTGGAAGTATTCGGTTTCGGTCTCAGCGTAGACTTCGACTTCCTTGCCGGCAGCCGTGGTCTTCTTATCGGTCTTGCGAGCGATGCCCGTCTGCTCTTCAACCTTCTCACAGAACGTGGCGCGAACGTCAGCGTTGTGATGGTTGTAGATGAGTTTCTGGACGAAATGCTCAACGAGCAAACCTTCGTCACCGCCGCAGATGTCAACAGCCTCCACGATAGTCGTGGGAGCGTCGAGTGTGTATTCCAGTCCGAGGACTGTGTTCTTACGATTAGCCATATTATTTGGTTTCTTCTAAGGTGCTTCTGTTTTAGTTCTCAGACCAGAAGCGAACTGAGTAATGGAACACGCGTTCCAAAAGTTTAGGTAACGCTATGCGTTCCATACATTATCACGCTTGACCCGACAGTGTCTTGCTTGGTAGTTCCACTACCCTTATAACAAGACCCTTTTGATAAAGCCCCTTACGCATACTCTTAACTGAGTATAACGAAGGGAATACGAAGGCTTGCTTGGGGTCGATTGTCCACGAAGGACTGCCCTTGACAAAGCCGAAGTATCTGGGTTGCCCTTGCGCAGGTTCCGCGGTTATGATATATTTAGTTTTCATATGCGGTTAACTGGCATGATTGCGTCCCAGCCTTTCCAACCTTTGGTTTGCCCCGACCAAACAGCCTCAAGCGAGTCGTGGTCAAGATTGAAGTGAGTTGGATATGGCGACTTGTGTGAGATACCAATCACACCACGAGGCCGGCCCAGCTTAATATACTGTTCAATCTCGAGCGACGAAGGGACGCCGTATGGAGTCCAGTTCATGCTAGAGTGATACTCGCCTGTATGCGCGTCCACAAAGAAGTGGTCGAGCTTGATACAGTCTTCTTCACGATCTTCTTCGACTCGAAAGAACACTGCGGTTCCGTCGATGTAGAAGATATGCTCGTTGTCTGGATTGAATTTAGTTAAGTCTATCATACTGGCCAAACGTAAGGAAGGTTATTTGGGACGCCAGGAAAAAGCGGGCCGTAAAAAGCCGGATCTTTTCTGATGAGGTTTGATTGATGAGTGAGACAAAGACTGTCATCGAGCCACGAGGGAAAACGATGACTGTCTTCGGTGGTTTCTGGAAGGAACGACATAATCTTGCCTTGGCAAGTGTCGTCGAAGCCACGACCAAGCCAGGCTTGACACATGACAACTCCGTAGTCGATAAGCTCACGCTCGTGACCTCTCCACATACGCACAGCTGGATGATTAGTCCAGCCTTTAGCGTATGGGTCGAGGAGGGCTTTGAGTATCTGCAAGCACTCGACACGCTGCTTGCCGAGGCGCTTATTGTCAAGCACCTCGGCACAGCGGCCATAGTTGGAATATGGAAGGAACGTTTGCATTATTTCGCTTTCGGATTGTTAGAATCAATCCACTCAACAGCACAGTCATACCAAGACTCTGCTGACATCATGGATGGTAACTTAGCACGCAAAGCCGGGAGGCCAAAACGCGTTATGTTTTGAGCATAAGCGCTGATTGCGTGAATGACAAAAGCCTGAGACAGGCCACCATTACGTGAGTAGTTCATAAACTCGACTACTCGTTCTTCGTTCGTCTTGTAGGGATCCATTATATGAGATCGTAGATTAACGGGTCTACGGCACGTTCAGGTTTAGTTGTGTCCAGTAACATAAGGCGCTTGGGGCGGACACCTTTGTCCCAAGACCAGTCTTTGCGCTCGTGCTTGAGCCCGATTGCAAGTGTTTCACAGACACCAGCTACGGCGGATTTACGGCTGCGCCGAGGCCCGCCGAAGTGTCGGGTGTCTAGTTGAAGATTGAGTGTTTTATTTTGCATAGTAGTTCAAAGATTGAACCATAGTTATTTGTAAAACGCGTCGACTAACCAGCCGAACATAACGAACGCTGCGAAGGCGACTACAACATCGAAGATATCTGGGTATCTCATGATTGCATTAAAAGGAAGATTTGATTGCGGAGAAGATACTCGTTGAGCGGCTGTGTGTTTACGCAGCCAGTCGGGTCGATCTCGGCAAACATTGTGATCCAGGGTTGAGGCTTGAACGTGTAAACCGCACAGCGGCCTTGGTCATCCTCGAGCCAGGAATCGAACGTAAAGCCGTGATCTTCAAGAGCACGAATTGAACGCTCCATAGACTCAGTGTTGGCTGGAGTGAGTTTATCTTCGGGGTTAATGTGTGGACTCATTGTATTCTTTTATTTCTAGTTTGAGTAGTGAGATCTTGTGGTGATGCAAGCCACAGGCCTGCAAAAAGCGCGCACGATCAAACTGTAGGTTTTGTTTGGCAAACAGCGTGCAAAGCTTGCGAGCAAGCATGAGCAATCTGAGTATGTTACTCGGGTCGTATGGGAACTCGTCGGCTTCCCGAGCGATAAGCGCGGCGAGTTGATTGTAGTATCGTTTTGTCATAAGGAAATTGCTGCCGCCCAGCTATCCGAGCGGCAGCGTATTACCCTACGCTATATATCATGCTTGACCCGACAGCGTGTAGGTCAGCTAACCAGGGGAATGACGTGCGTTCCTGCAAGGATTTGCGCGCGCATTTCTTTACTAATTGTCCAGCCAACTGGTGCGAACTGGACATCCGCGGCAACGTCGAGTGACTTAGCCTTAACGTCGCGGCTCTCGCCGCTGGAACGATTGATACCAAGTATCACTGCGTTGCCAGCAAAGACGTTTTCTCCGAATCCAAAGGCGCGAGTAACGCGCTGATCCAGCCAGCCCATATCGTCTACATACATAATATCTCCAGTTTCAAGGCGCATGCCCTGTGTAAAGATATCGCAGCCGATAGCCTTGTTGATCTCTTCGAAGTGGTCATCAATCTCGATGTCGGAGATCAAATTCCTGTTCGCGTCGATGAAGATTGCTTTGAGCTTTTTCATGTTATTCACCTCCTTTCTCTTCGAGCGTTGGTTTTTGCAACTCAGCCGGCACTTTGCAATGCGTGAGACTGCGAAGGTGACGGAACCGCAACGTGACCCAGGTGCCTGGGGCGAAGTCACGGATGCTGCAATACGTGGATGAACCCAGGTGGACAAGTTCCCAATCCTGGCCGTTGAGGAAGCTCGTTTTGGCTTCCTTCATTGTTTGAGGCTGACGACCATACGCTGGGATGAGCGTAAGGCAGTCAGTGATGATTTGACCTTTGTCGTTAGTTTGTATCATATTGTTAGGTAACGGCAAACCGCCGTCACATATCATCTCGCTTGATCCGACAGTCACAAGGCAGGTTCGACAGTCTGGGGCAAGGGTCGTCCGTCCGTCCGTCCGTCTGTTCGTGCCATTGTGGGGTGAGGGACATTCTAAAGGACGACAGAGCGGTAGGGTATATATCTGTATTTTTTTTTTTTTTTTTTTTTTACTACTAACACCCACGACACCCCCGAAAGCTACCTCACTGCACCCTGTCACAGTGAAATACCATTGACCATACCGCATGATGGACTAGACAGACGCACAGACAGACAGACTGACGTTTATCCGCCCGCCACGGCGCCGGGTCTGGCAGGGGTATGGACACCGCAGCGGGGTAATAAAAACGCCGCTACGGGCAACCTCGTGCGCGCACGGCATGGTCTTCTATGGGCTTATAAACGCTGACAGGCAATCTGGGGCAATCATAAGTCCCCGCGCCCGACAGCTGCCACACAGACAACGGGGGAGTGGATTATCACCTGCGGAATCGTCCGATTTGATACCGAGCTACCCAAAGTGGCGTTTTCGTCGGATCAAGCACGATAGTATATGAACGGCACGCCAAAGGCGCCGCCGATCACAACGAAACAAATAATAGGAGATATATATGGATCAAATCGAGTTCCAAAACGCACTGAACGAACACAAGAAGAACCTCGTTGCCGAATCCGGCGGACGATGGAACACAGACACCGCAGCGGATTACTTCGTGCTGGTTGTCGAGGAATACCACAAGCGCAGCGGTGATGCGTTCGACGCAGCTGACCTGCGCGGCGTCTTCCGGTTCGACGCGAACCTGAACAACACCTACAACCGCTTGAAAAAGGCGGGCCTCGTCACCGAGCAATCGGAGCGCGGGGCGGGCAAGCTGTCCGGCCTCCTGTAGGCGGGGCGGGGCGGTAGGGGGCGGGCCTGGGTAACACCGGGCTCGCCCCTATTTGCTGCCAACCTGCGCGCTGGCACACTGGGCAGGCCTGTCAAACTGGCGCGGCTCAAGGCAGTCTGATCAGCACGAGGGCCGCAAGCGGCTATATGTAGCAGGGGGCCCCTGCCCCTGACCCAGAGTCTATTATTATTATATCCCCTTTAGATGCGGAACGAAAATACCATCAGTTCCTTAACCACGTAAATTTGCACGGGCACTGTTGTTCAAACATTGAACACGGGATTAAACGAGGTAGCGGTTTTCGCCTGCAAGGTTAACACTAACAACCATCGGAAATATCATCATGATTCGACTTGCATTGGCCGCACCGGCAGTCCATAACTCGTGCAGCCATGAATACCATCCCGACCCCAAACCAACCTGTCCCCCGGCGCCGAACCTTGCGTATCACCGTGATATCTGGGCAGGGTCGCTAATTTCAAACCCAACAACCAACTCAACTCAAACCTATGGCATTTAACAAAGCTCCTTCTAACTGGCTCGGCGCCGGTTATACACTGGCCACTAACGTAGTCGGCTTTAACACTAACGACGCGGCGACGAATAAGACGCTCACGCAGCTAAGCAACACAGAAGCTAACGCTACTACTGGCGACATTCGTGAGATTATGTTTGCCATGCTCGAGGCTTTCTACCAGGCGTATAATGGCAAAGACAACGCTGATCGCCCAAGCAAACTTAGCATCTCGCGCAACGGCACGACTACTTCTACAGGAAATATCAACTACACTTATAACGTGCAAGTTGAAGTTTCGCCTACAGCCGTTAATGTAGCGACTGAGCCCGCCTAAGTTCTTGATGAACGACGACTTCTATCCTACGGGAGTAGCTGAGTCGGAGCCTGTTTACGAGCAGGTTCCTTCTCGGCTTGAGTCGTTTCATGGCCAGGAGGGAAATAAACCACCTGTAACGATTCAGAAAGAAAACGCGCGTCACCGCCGTATTCTTTTTATGAAGGCGCATGGGATGTCGAATAAAGACATTGCCGAAGCGCTGGGCATGACTCCTGCGGGTGTTGGCCTCGTCACGCGCCAGGACTGGTTCCGCGAGTCTCTTGTTCAACTCATGAACAGCTGCGGTATCGACGGCGTGAAGAAAGCTATTGAGGGAGCGGCGTTGGATTCGGTGTTTAAGATTATTGAACTCCGCGACGAAGCAACTTCCGAAGCTGTCCAGCGTGATTGCGCTTTTGACATCATTGATCGTTACCTTGGTAAAGCTGTTCAGCCCATTGGCGAGGCAGGCAAGAAAACAATTTCAGACGAAACTCGGCTTGACGCTGAGATCGCTGAGCTTCAAAAGAAACTAGGGATGTCCAACATCCTTGCAAAAAACAATAACTAATTATGAGTGCCACCCTTGTAGATGCAATTACATTTGGAGATAACGCAGCCCGTGGGCCGCTGTATAATAAAACCATTTCCCTAACAGCTGGAACTTATACACTTGTTTTACCAGTTAATCCAGCACGTAAGTTTTTACTTATCAAACCAAGAAGTAATCACGTTCATATCCACTTTCTAACTCCTGGAGCGCTGGCCGCTACGATTACAGACGCTAATTCTTTTACGATAAATTCTAATAACAGCGACCAACCACTGATATTTGCAACGTTTGTTCCAACAAATGCTGTATATGCAAAAATGAACACCGGCAACACAGAGCTTATTGTTTTTGAAAGCTAATGCCGACCTACGAATATCCTGAGCCCGATGAATTAAAAACTTATCGGGAAGCGAATCCGACCGAAACTGTTTGGCAAGCCATAGCAGAAACGTCGATTCCTGGATCTCCTCCTCCGCCAATAACTGGACTTGCTACGCAAGCAGAAGCCGAGGCAGGTGTCGTTAATAATAAGTGGATGTCTCCGCTTCGCACGGCGCAGGCGCTCAACGCGCTTGGCTCGCCGGATGCCCTCCCGCTCGCTGGAGGAGCGCTTGACGTTGACGCTGAAGTAACAGCGTCAATATCGCCTGACGGCAATGACCGCAGCGTGGATACCGAGTTCGGCGGCTGGGGATTTGGCGTCCAAGAAAAAATTGACGGCACAAACACCGGAACTCAGGCAACGATGGAACCAGACGGGTTTCGTGCGGGTTCCACGATACCAGTAACGGCAGTAATCGTAAGCGGGATACTTAATAACACAGAGCCGACATTTGCTAGTTGGGCAGGAACTTTGGATGGCGTTGATGTAGTTCTCTCCGCTGCAGAGGTTGGACTGTTAGGCAACGAAATCGTGCTTACCGGAGATGGGACTTCAACAGTCAGCGATCTTATTGATGCATGGAACGCTACACATTCTCCCGGATTTGATATTTCTACTGCGATCAGTTACGACGGGCTTCCAGCTACTTACGAGGCTATCGCGGATATTCTCCCGAATGGCGAAACCCTTATTTTTAGTGCGGGTTCGTCCGAAGGATATATCGCGGGGACAGGAGTGGCTTGGGGCGCATTTGAAGGAACAAAGTGGTCTGACTTAAACGGAACTTACGTTAAAACAGCGGTTGCCGTTACTCCCTCCTCAGTTGGCAATGGCAGTATTGGAATGCACACTCCAGTCGCTGGCACGTTCAACTATTACTTGTCCACTCCGCTTAATGGAAGCGGCATCCCAACTGCGGGGCTTAACGGCATTGCCTACTTTCTCGCACCAGGCAATCGCAGCGGATGGGGTGATCCAAACAACGACGCGCAGACAGATCCTCCGGTCAACTACTGGAGATTGTGTGTTTTATCTGATTATCCTTACACTTACTTCACAAATCCGAGCAGCGACCCGTATACTTTTCCAATAATTGGCTGGGTTCCTGTAAGTGAATCAGCCCCAAACCCCAACGAAGGTGCGGGGTATAACGGCGCAAACTATCTCCCCAATTACGGAGGGGGCTTTGATGTTTTCTTTTCTAATAATAGTGGCGTATATTCAACGCATCTGTCTAGCACAGCGCTGACGCTTGACAACGGAGCAAAACTTCGCAAAGGAACAAGAGACGCGCAGAGTGGCGGCTACCGAGGTATCGCGCTTGAATGCTCGGCTCAATACGAACTCAAGTGGGAGGCTGGCCGGCTCTACATTCTTGAGCAAAACGGGTTCACAATTCGCCGCGTTGAGCATTGTGGGGTATCCATTCCGTCTGATCTTGCGGATGCAACTAAGGGCTTTGTTGTTGGGTCGCAATGGGTCTTAGACGATGGGACAGTTTATTCTTGCCAGTTGGCTACTCCAGAAGAGGCCGTATGGGAAAAAATGCTTACTTATGCAGATGGAGGCCGCATTAATACCAGCAATGGCGGCGGCGCAATCGACACTCGTGGCACTGGCTATATCGGACTTGGAGTTAACGGAACGCGCACGGAACTTATTGGATCTGCAACCGAAAACAGGATCATTTCATTTCCAGATGATAGCGGAATTCTGGCCCTTACTTCGGATATTCCTTTCCTCGGTATACTTCAGGTTGCAACGGCTACAGGAAATCCTGCCGCAGTTAGCTACATTAATGGAGTAGGAAATACGGCCTTTTCTGATTCTAGTAACAGTCGTTATAAGACAATACATCAAACGTGCGTTTTGCGGAAAGCAAATGTTATTGTTCAACAACAGTATGTGTTTGGGCAGCCAACAGCCGCAGATGGCTCTATAGTTTTGCAGAATATTACTACCGGCCAAAACTATGCAGTCATTGGAAGTTTGACATCAGATAATACAGGTAGTTTCCGCAACCACAATGTTTCTAATCTTAATATTCCTTTGACTGCAGGTAACGTCTACCAATTCCAACTTACTTGGCCAACTACTGTCCCAACTCAAATCAGAGTTATGTTGGATTTGTATTGCTACCCAGCTTAAATTTTATATCTACCGGAGTCCTAACCATGCCTGAAGTAGTCGAAACAGCAAATTACGTATCGCAGCAATCCGACCGATGGATGTTTGTTGCTTTGCTTATCATTGGAATCTTGTGTATCTGGATTTTGTTTAAGTATTTCACGTCTCGACTTGATCATTTGCAAGGACGCATGGATATACAAACTAACGAGTTTTTAGCCCACCTTAAGACGGCCAACAAAGAAATGCTCGAAGTCATCGCTATGGCTAACGCAACTATCGCAAAAAACACGATGTTGCTTGAGCGCATCGACAAAAAACTTAATCCGTGAAATTGTTTCTTCCAGTTGTATTTTTACTTTGCAGTTGCGTAAGCATCCCGATTCCTCCTGGTGGAGAAAATTCGGGGAAGCTTGGCCGGCTGGAACTCAAACTAGTTTTTACCCCCAACGTCTCTGGAGCTATTGATTACTTCTGGAGCAAGCAGCAGGAAAAACCTAAACCCACATCAAGCAAATGAAAATTATCGAAACTATCCTTGAACGTCTGTCCGAAAACTCAACCTGGCGTGGCCTTATCCTTTTGGCGACCGCTTTCGGCTTGAAGCTTGAGCCCGAACTGCAGACGCAAATCCTTACCGCGGGCCTTAGCCTTGTCGGACTTATCAACGTGATTCGTAAAGGTAAGTAATGACGATTGACTCAAAGCATTGGCTAGACAGCGCAATTAGCGCGGTGATCCCTGGTGGATCACCTATGCCGATTCGGCGCTGTGCAGTTGTGCATTTCACGGCTGGCGCTACTGCTTCGAGTTCGATTGGTTGGTGGCAGAAAGCTGCCGCTAAAGGCACTTCGGCTCACGTTGTCATTGATCGGGACGGAAAGATTTTTCAATGCCGGCCCTTTAACAAGACGGCAGGTCATGCAGGAGTTTCTCGCTGGCGTGATCCGAAAACAGGGGTTATGTATAAAAACTTAAATCGGTGCAGCATCGGTATCGAACTCGCAAATGCAGGCGATGATGCCGAGCTGGCTCGCAGGTGGTCGGCCTTGCCTCTGACTAAGGCAACGCACCGAAACGAGTCGGTGGTTAAGCTATGGGAAACTTATCCACCGGCTCAAATTTCCGCTTGTGCAAAGTTGCTTGAAGCTTTGACCGAGCATTACAAACTCGACGATATAACCGGCCATGACTGCATTGCGCCCGAGCGCAAGGTTGATCCAGGCCCAGCATTTCCAATGAAAGAGATGAGAGAATACTGCGGATTTCGTGGTATCCCTGTCGTTTACTGGCCATGATTGAAGAGTCTTCAACGCTAACCGAAACCGACGACTTTGGTTCAAACATTGAACACGAAGATCGCGTGACTGCTAAGCAGCAGCTTAAGAAAGCTTTGCTTGGTAAACTCGAGGTTATGCAAGATGATCCGCTGCGTTTTTACAAACCGCACGACAAGCAAGATCAGTTCCATCGGGCTGGCGACTACAAGCATCGTGCCTTGTTTGCTGGTAACCGCTTTGGCAAGTCTCAAATGGGTGTTGCTGAAGACGCAGCTTTCGTAAGCGGTGTGCGCAGCTGGTATCCAGAAGGTGACGTTGCTCGTTATGCAGGCATACCTCAACGACCTGTAAAGCTTCTTATCATCACAACTGACTGGGATAAAGTCGACGAAATCTTTACTTCTGAGCGTGGTGAGCGTGGCAAGCTTTGGCGTATGCTTCCTCGTGGCTTTGTTAAGAATAAAAAGCGCAATCATTCTGGTGCGATTGAGATGATGGAAATGACCAATGGCGCTGTTATTCGTTTTGATACAGTTAAGTCTTTTGAAGTGAACCCGCAAGGTTCCGAATCATCTGACTGGGATGCGATTCATATCGACGAACCTTGCAGCGAAGATCAGTATAAAGCAGCCGCTCGTGGCTTGATGGATCGCGGTGGTTCTGACTGGTTTACGCTTACGCCGCTTAAAGAACCTTGGATCTATGATAAGTTCTTTTCTCGTATTCCTGGCGAAGATGAGATGGACATGAAGCCACGGCACTGGGCTATTCGAGGAACCACTTATGATAATGCCTATCTCTCCAAAGCAGCTATCGAAGATTATGAAGCAAGTCTTACAGAAGACGAACGCCAGTGTCGTTTGCTTGGAGTTCCCCTCGAGCTGTCGGGATTGGTCTTCAAAGAATTCTCGTATTCGCGTAACGTGTATAAAGAAACTCCCAAAGGTTGGGAAGGCATGAGTTTGCCTCCGAAACATTGGCCTATCTGGGTTTCCATCGACCCGCATCCGCAAACTCCTGCGATGGTTTTGTTCTGTGCAGCTAGCCCACATGGCCAGCTGTTCTTCTACGATGAAATCTTCAAATCAATGCCGCTTGACGAACTCGTTGATTCCATTAAAACTCGTATTGCTGGCTATAATTGTGTGCGTGTTAGTGCAGATCCTTGGATCTTTACTGAGCACGCCTTGACTGGCCAGTGCATTGCGCGGGAGATGGCCCGCCAAAGTCTTCGCGTTACAAAAGCATCGAAAGACTTGTCTGGTGGCATCATGCTGGCTCGCCAACAGTTGCGTAAAGAAGATCACATCTATGTGTCTGGTCAGCTGCGCAACACACTTTTTGAATTTGCTCATTACGTTTGGGCAGATCGGGAAAACAAACCGAAGGATAAAAACGATCACGCTATGGAGTGCTTTCGTCGTATCCTTCAAGAAGGGCCGCGTTGGTTCGACACAACTCGCACGAGCTCGCCCATACCCGAACTGGAAATAAAAATCGGAACCAAAGAACTTTTCTCGATATGATGGAGCAACGCATTATTAACGAATTAGAGCAAGGGAAGACGAGTCCCTTTACCCAAGCTCTTCTTGAACACGTCAAGGATCTTGTCGAACTGTCCCGCGCCGAGATGAATAAGCATTACCTTCGCTGGGACACCTATGATGATGTCTACAGAGGATACCGCTACCCTGACAAGGCTGATTTGGAAGCACGTAAGAAAGAGGAACCCGAGAAAATGGTTGTTCCGCTTGCCTTCGCCCAAATCTCAACGTTCGTGGCGTTTTGTCTTACGCTTTACACCCAGCGGGAAGATCTCGTTGAGGTTGTGCCTAAAGGCCCGGAAGACGAATTGCCCGCAAAACTTGCCGAAGCCCTGATTGCTCGCGACCTGCATGAGAATCAGTTTGTGATTAAACTCAAGCAGTTTCTGACCGATGTTGCTCGGTTCTCGCTTGGAGTCTTCAAACATACTTGGTCGCGGGAGGTTGAGACAGTTCGGGTATCGACTCCCGTAGAAGGAAGCGCGATGATTCCAGGCGCGGGGTATGAGGAAAAGGTTCGCTTTTTGGGAAACCGCATTGAAAATGTCTCGCCATATCGCTTCTTCCCTGACGTTCGAGTTCCGCTGACGCGTTTTCAAGAGGGCGAGTTCTGCGCCAGCGAAGACGAATATACGATCACCGAGCTTAAAAGGCAGCAACGCGATGGAAAAATCGCTGGCGTAAAACATATTCAAGGTTGGAGCCAAGATGTGCTTATCGACCGGTTGAGGAAGTCTCGCTTGTTCTCGCAAAACGTTTATGACAAGGGGCCAGTTGGACAATCGAAAGGAACTTGCGTTGTGACCGAGGCTCAAGTTTGGCTTTGCCCCGCTGATTTTGAGCTGTCGGACGGCAAAAAGCTGGGCGAAGAAGATTATCCGATTCTTTACGTTGTGACCTACGCTAACGACGAAACGATTCTTCGTGTCGAGCCAATGAACTACGTTCACAACAAGTTTACTTATGATGTTGCCGAGTTTAATCCTGATCAGCATACGTTTATTAACGTGTCGCTTTCGGAACTCATGGATATGCTCCAGATGACTATTTCTTGGTTCATTAACTCGCATATTACTTCTGTTCGTCGCGTAATTCAGAATCGTGTAATTATTGACCCAACTGGTATTGAGATGGAAGATCTCAAACAGGATCGTGCCTACATAAGGCTTAACATGAGCGCAGCTGGTGGAGACGTTCGCCGCTACGTTCAGCAAATGCAAGTAAGTGACGTAACAACAGGCCATGTGAAAGACGCTGAAACCCTGCATGAACTCATGATGGTGGTTACAGGCATCTCAGAAAACTCACTTGGTCAATATGCTTCGGGACGCCGAAGTGCAACGGAGGCAAGAAATGTTAACTTCAATGCGGCTAGCCGGCTTAAGACTGTGGCACAGACGATTTATTATCAAGCTCTTGAGCCTATGTTTAATAAGCTCATTGCTAATCTTCGGGATGGTCTTGATGTGGAAACTTATGTTCGGTTGAGGGGCGATGCGTCTGATCCAAATGAGTATGGTTACTTTAAAGTATCCCGCGATATGCTCGTGGGTAACTACGACTTCGGGATCTTTGACGCAACCTTGCCGAGCGAAAAAGGCTACATTGCTCAGCAGATTAGCGAGCTGCTACAAGTTATGATGTCTTCGCCTGAAGCGATTCCAATGTTTGGTTACGATCCTCGTAAATTGCTTGATCGTATGTTTGAGCTGCGTGGACTTAAGCACCTTCAAGGAATGAAACTACCTCAACAAGCTTATGCAAATCCAGGAACACCTCAAGCGGCTGGACTCGATCCAGCTACAGCAGGAGCTTCTGCTGCTCCGCAACAGCCAGCTCCACAAGGCAATACTTTCATCCCTCCAATGGGAAGCTGAAACGAAAGAAAAGCAAATTCTTAATCAACCTACTAATAACGTAACGGAAGAAAATTTTCAAAAAGGATACGCACGAGCACTTCGTAGAATTCCAAAGCTTCTGGATGAAGTAGAGGAGTTTCTAAAACAAAAACAGTAAGAACCATAACATGAAATATAAATACATCCGCAGGTTCTTCGACGCCCCAACAGATGATGCTGGTGGAGGCGGCGGAGATATGTCTTCCTCTGGTGGAAGCGAAACTAACTCAAGCGTCTTTGACGATTCTGGCCCAAGCTCAGAAATCAACAATGGCGCCGCTCACGACGAACCAACGCAACCCTCGGGAACTCAGTCGGCCCCCGAACCACAAGCGCCAGCTGCTAATAATGACTGGAGCCCTGATAAAGTTAAGGAAATTATTGCTCAAGCTGCTGCAGCCGGAGCCCAACAAGCCCGCCCGCAAGAGCAAGCGCAAGCGCCCAAGCAATACACGCAAGAAGATATCGACAAGTTCACGAACGCCTTCAAAGCGTCTCCGGAACTCATCGGGGAACTGCTCGAAGGCGGTGAAAAAAGCCTTGGCGCAATGTCCCAAATTATCGAGGGCGTAGTTAAACAAGCGACTACAATCTCTTGGCTGCAATCGCAAATGCTTCAACGACAGATGAATGATGAAATGAATCCTGTCATGGAGTATTATCGCGGTGAGCAGGTTAAACAACTGAGAAACGAATTTTTTGAAGCGCACGCTGATCTGAAAGGACAAGATAAACTTTTGTCCGCAGTGAAAGTTGGCATTGACCAAGAAGGTATTTTGGCTGGCAGGTCAAAAGAAGAATCCTTCAAGATCATCGCTGATCGTGCGCGTGAAGTTTTGTCGGCAAACGGAGCTAACGGAGCCAATGGGAATGGAGCACAGCAGAGACCTGCTGCGCAACAGCCCAAAATGGCTACGCTTAGCCGAGGGAGTCAACATGGTGCTGCTGCCTCTGCTGGGGCCGGCGGCGCTTCCCTAAAGACGGCTGAAACCATCTTTGGGTGATCGAAACCAAAAGATAGAAAGAAATAACCAATATGGCTATTCTAGGTCTAATGGATACCGAAAAGTATTCGGCGCAGCGCTTTAAAAACGTGCGTAGGAGTGTTTTCTACTTCTACCCGAACGGCGCAGCTCCGCTTACCGGTATCATGTCTCTTCTCAAGGAAGAGAAATCAAACGACCCCGAGTTCAAGTGGTTCGAGAAGCGCATGGCAGACCAAAGCACTGTCACCGCTGCTGCGAACTCCGCGGGGCCGTTCACTACGTCGGGCGGTAACACGGACGCTTCCAGTCCGATCACTGTTACCGCAGGTTTGGCAATCCGCGTCAAAACGGCTGCCAATGGCACGGAAAAACTGCGTCCTGGTCACGTCGTTCAAATCACCAACGCTGGTCTTACCAGTGGTTCGGCTGATTTGAAACTCGTCGTCGTCTCGGTCGTGGATTCCAATAAGTTCGAAGCACGGTTCCTCGAGGTTCCGTCCAGCACAGTTCTGAATACGACTGCTAACAATGGCAAGGAAGCCCTTGTCGTTGGTTCGTCGTTTGCAGAAGGTGTTGTGGATACGTCTCGCGGTATTTACAATCTCCCTGTGGAGCTTGGTAACTACACGCAGATCTTCCGCACTCCGTTCACTATCACTGGCACGGCCCTTAAGACCTCGGCTCGTTTCGACGAGACTGGTATCTACAAGGATATGGCAAAAGAAGCTTCGGTCAATAACATGATCGAAATCGAAAAAGCCATGCTCTTCGGAACCAAGTCGCTCTACACGGGTGGGGACACGCCGCAGCGCACTATGGGAGGTATCCTGTGGTTCTTGCAGCAGTGGGAAGCCGGCTCGACGTATGAGAATACGGCAGCTACGCTGGACAGTGACGACAACAAGCGTATCATCACGAATAGTGCTGGCACCTTGTCTGAGAAGCAATATGACACCTACCTTGAGCGCGTCTTCCGCGTGACGAATAATACCGTCAATGAGAAGCTCGTTCTTTGTGGTTCTGGCTTCCTCAACGTCATCAATCAGCTCTATAAGAGCAAGTCAGTGCTTAACACTGATTTGCCTATGACTGATACCTACGGCATGAATGTGGTGAAGCATCTGACTCCGTTCGGAACTATCTACTACAAGACGCATCCGTTGTTCACTCAAAACCCGACTCTGCGTTATAACGCGCTGATTCTTGACGCCCAGAATCTGGTCTATCGTTACCTCGATGGCCGTGATACTGAGCTGCTCAAGAATCGTCAGCCGAATGACGCGGACTATCGGAAAGATGAGTGGTTGACTGAAGCCGGTTTGGAGTTGCGGTTCCCTGAGAGCCATATGTATCTCCAAAACGTGCGCGACTACGCTCCGTAACTTGATAAAGGATCATTATGGCTGATCTAACTAGAGCAAACGTAACGATCCTGAACTCGTGGACTGAGGGTGGTGTGGCCAGTAAGCGTCACACCGCCCTCCAAGTCCAAGCGGAAATAACATCCGCGGGATCAGGAGCATCAAGCAATAAGATTCCAGCATCTGCTTTTGGGATGTCGAGCATTATTGACTGCAGTGACCTCATCAAAAGTGATGATGCTGCTGTTGTCAGCTCGGCGCCTAACTACGCTGGAACTGAATTGCTTCTGTCCGCCGGTAACTCCACTACGCCTACAAGTGTAACTGGAACTTTCCGGGGTATTGTCAAGGGAATCATGAGCTAAGGAGGAAATATGGACGTTCCAAATCTGCGGACTATGTCCGTAACTACAAATAGCGGCAAGGATGTTAAAGACACCTCGCAGCTCAAAGGCGAGGCTAAAGACTCGCTGTCTGGCAAGAACGAAACCAAACAGTATCATACTGGTAGCCACGCTGCCGGTAAACTGGGTGGTATGCCTTCTAACCAGTAATCACGCAACACCTTAACAGCTGGGATACAATGAACTTAGAACCAATCAAAGACAAGCTTGTTTATTACCTCGATAAAGAGGGCGTCAGCCCTGACTTTCTCTTTGGGGGGAGAGATATGGTGCTCGATGCGCTCAACGAGGCTCGGCTAAAAGCCGAACAGGCCTATGCCTTTGAATTGAATAAGAGAATTCTTGTCATCCCAGCTGTTACTGGTGTATGTGACTGGGTGCTTGCTGATGACCTAGTTACAAGCGTTCCTACACTTGTTAGGAACATTAAAAAACTGTATGCAGTATCGGATAGCGGTGGGATTCGTGAGATTCCTATTGACTATTATAGCCTGCTGCAAACAACAACCTTAGTAGCTTCCGATGTAATGGTGGAACAAAAAGCTGCTATCATCGGAAATCGCTTACATCTTTTTCCCGCTAATTCAACACCGCTGACTCTACGCATGGACGCCTACGCGTGGATGAAGCCTTATGGCTCTTACACAGATATTGATTGGATGACTATTCATGGTTCCAATTATTTATTTTGGGCTTCACTTCAAACATTGAACCATAGAACAAAAGAATTTGTTCCACGCCAAGAAGGTAATTTGTCCATCACAGAGGAAATTGTGCAAAAACAACTTGCCGGCTTGATTGGCTGGGACAGTCAAATGCGCAACGCTCACTTTAACGCTTTACCATAATGGCAAAGAATCCAGGGCCAAAGTTAATCGACAAGCTCAAGGGAGATTATCGTAATCTTCCTAACTGGGCTACGAATAAGCTTCAAATCCGCGTTGAAAAGCAAAACGTGGATGAAAAAGTCGAGCCAGACGCGCTTGGTTCTGGCTTAATTTCTTCGTCTGTTTTGCAAGAGCATACGGACGAACGGCGTAAAGTCAATGCCTATATTGACATTACACAGCTGCCAATCTCAATCGAAGGGCAGCAAATCGTTCAAGATTTTGGTGGGGTTGTTGCAGATGTTGAGACTACACTTGGTCAGGAGCCGGCGACTGTTACTGGTGGGTTTGGCGTTATTTCCAGCGAGGCAAAACCGCTGGGTAACGGCATGGTCGAGACACAAACCATTCGTGTCACTGAATTTCCTATTCTCGAAGGTATCCAAATTGACTCTCGTTATGGCGTTCCTTTCGTTTATGAAAAGCAAATTGTCGAAGCCGGCACTCAAGGCGGGTATTCACAAGATGGCTTGTCTGCCACGGAAATTGAGCCAAAAGATCAATGGCACTCCTGGCGCACGACTACATCAGTAGGCGCATTACCCAACGATCAAGTTTGGTATGGCCGCAAGCGTGAAAATCTTCCCGATGTTTTAATCGGACTTGACATCATCGGAACCGAGCGTTATCAAGCTGTGCCTCAATGGCGTGTTGCTCCAGATGGCCCGATGAAGGCGAAGTATACACGTAAGTTTTCTTTGGGGCCACCAGCTGATTTCGATCCTTCTGACACGGCAACAGTTCTTCGGCCTGAGCCATATAATCTTTTAGTCGAGTATCAGTCAGAAAGCGTCTCGGAAACAGATACCGAGTCTACTTCAAACAACTCGTCAACGAACGCAGGAACTTCCTCTTCTACGAATACGTCAACAGGATCTTCCACGCAAAGCTCAACGTCTTCTTCGACAAACACCTCTACGTCAAGTTCTACTTCCTCGGGAACTTCTACGTCAACTAACGCTGGAACAACTTCCTCAACAGGTAGCTCGACAAACAGCTCGACGCAATCTTCTACTGGAAGTAACACATCTTCGACGACAACTAGCTCGACAAACAGTTCGACTGGAAGTAGCACAACGTCGTCAACGACTAGTCAGACTGGATCAAGCACGTCTTCAAATACGACATCCAGCACTTCATCGAATACTGGAAGCAGCACAACTTCTTCCACCGGCTCAACTACAAGTAGCAGCACAGGATCAAATACGAGTAGCTCAACTTCTTCAAACACGACATCTAGCACAGGTAGCAATACAGGTAGTTCGACATCAAGTTCTACAACGTCAAGCACTTCGTCGAATACTTCGTCAAATACTTCCAGCAATACTGGCTCAACTACTACGTCTTCGACTAGCTCAAGCACGACGAGTTCTACTAACTCAAATACTTCCAGCTCGACCTCTAGCACGACTGGAAGCACGACAGCATCAAGCACAAGCTCGAGCACTGGTAGCAACACCAGCTCATCGACCAGCTCTAACACTTCGTCTTCGACGGGTTCTGCTACAAGCACTTCTACGTCCTCAAGCACTTCAAGTAACACGAACAACAACGTCTGGGAAAGTGACGACTATACTAACAGTAGTGATACGGGAGCGCCAACTGTGGGCGGTGGGGATAAAACATGGCGTTACTCAGATGGTGATGGTAACAGCACAACGTCTTCTACGGCTTCAAGCACTGGATCGTCAACAGGCAGTAACACGGGTAGCAATACGTCATCTACAACGAGTTCGACTACGCAAAGTTCTACCGGCAGTAATACTTCTTCTTCGACAACAAGTAGCACTGGCTCTAACACGTCTAGCTCTACAACAAGTTCGACAGGGTCTGGAACCACTACTTCGACGACTTCAAATACCTCAAGCTCTACTTCTAGCAACACAGGAAGCACGACATCTTCCACGACAGGGAGTTCCACAACCAGCTCAACGACTAGTTCAACTAGCTCGAATACCGGAAGTAATACTTCGTCGACAACTGGTAGCTCAACTACGAGCACAACTGGATCAAATACATCGTCTTCCACTGGTTCCAACACTAGTTCGAGCACGACCAGCAATACTGGAAGCTCAACCAGCAGTTCGACGGGTTCCTCGACGACGAGCTCCACTGGCTCCTCAACTTCATCGAGCACAAGTTCAACGACAGGCAGCGGGACATCGACTTCGACTTCTTCGACTACAGGAAGTTCCACCGGCAGCAGCACGACTTCGACGACTAGCAGCAACACAAGCACCGCGACGAACAGCTCAACTACCGCTGGAACAAATAGCTCGACTACTGCAAGCACGAGTTCTGGAACTGGGACGTCTACTACTTCAACGACTAGTTCGTCCACGGGAAGTAGCACGACATCGAGCACGAATAGCTCAACAAATCAGGGTAATTCGAACTCAATCAGCACAACAAAACAAAAGACGTTTTTTAGTGTTAATCTACCAAAATGCCTGCGTAGTCAGCTTGCGATTACGTCTATGGCTGGAAACTTTACAATCCCCGCAACAACGCCAGTTAGCTTGCCTTTTGGGGATTGGCTTGAAGTGTCGCGTCAAAGTGAACACTGGAAGCTTGGAATCTGGATCACCGAGATTGTCGAGGTGTATCTCCCAGAATACGCATAACTAATATAATACATAAAATGGAAACCTACTACGATATCTTACTAGCCACGCACAGAGAAAATTTAGGCTGGCTCAAATACCTCCCAAAAGAGCGGCCATACCGCATCGTGGTCTCAAACAGTAATAACTGCGGCAAACCACAAGGCGCGGACGAGCTAATTCTACGTGATAACTTTGGACGCGAGGCTGGTCATTACCTTAATTACATCATCGAGAAATATGACAGCCTTCCCGAGGTTGTTTGCTTTTTGCAAGGTGATCCTTGGCCTCACGCAGCTATGTGGGGCGACAATCGCTTGTTGCTTGAGCTGCTTTTTGGTCGGCCTGCTTTTCGTGCGCCGATGTCCTACTTTGGCAAGCAATATGCTCCTTCACCAAATCAGCACAACAAGCCCGAGCGTGAAGGTGCTCGAATGGAGCATTTTGAAGTCTTGAGCATTATGTGGCCAGATGGCGAAATTGGGCCTAATGTGCCACTTAGTATTGGTGCATCTTTTTGGATTCGCCGTGAGATTATCCAGGCTAAACCAAAGCATCTTTACGAAAAGCTTTTGAGCAAGGGCCACGATAAAAAACTTTACCATGCTGATCCTTACTACACGCTCGCGCATACGCTCGAAGGTTGCTGGGGATCGGTTTTCGATCACGCTGGGAATAGTATACTCTAATGTCGACTGTAGGCACAATACCTGACAACGAAGATAAGCGGCCTCCCGATATTATCGCGGATCGTCAGATCAATCGTGCCGCAACCGATCCAGGAACCTTTGCGGAAACACCTCCGCCGAGGTTGCCTCAGCTTCCTGTTTATATTCCACCTAACATTGAGGATACAGTTAGAGATATTGCCCTTTCGACGTTTCGTGATCAGGCTAAAACGATCACAATTAACGGACAAAGCCCAGAAGTTAATGGAGCAAAAATCTCGTTTGAAATCCCAACGCAGCCGCCAGCGTCTGCTCAGTTTGCGCAGCTTAATCCTGTTCCACAACCACCGGTAGTTCCTATCGTGCAGCCGCCTACAACTGGTTCCGTAACCACGTTACAGGAAATGGAAGCGGCATCGGCAGCTCGTAATGCGCCCAAGACCTCAGCTGCTCGCAACGAGGAAGAAATGGATGCGAGGACAGCAAGGCGTATTCAAGCTGATCCTGAATATAAGCCATCTGCCTTGGCTAGCAAAGAAGAAAAAGAATCTTACGACCGAGTTACTAATGCGGCAACTTCGGCGAATCCATCTGGATATACCCCACCAGCAATAACGCCTCAGCTACAAGCGCAACTGGTTGCTTCCGTAACACCAGGAGCCACGGGTGTTAATTGGCTTGAAACTAAGGGGACTTCCGATTGGGACTCGAGCAAAAATCAGCCTAAGTTTGGACAAGAAAAAAATCGACTTCCAGGCGAGTCTAGATCCGAGCAGGAAGATCGGGAGCAAAAGGAATACCAGCAGCAAAAAAAGGAGTTCAAAGAAAAAGTTAAAGCTATTGAAGAAGATCAGCCTGGTAAACGCTCAGGCGAAGGAGATAAGAAATACACGGAAAGAACGAATGATGCACGGCTAGAAGTTATGAATAAAGAGCAGGCAGCCGCTGTTCAAAATGGCGATTCTTCCTATTTTTACAAAGGCTTTATTCCGATTCTTTTTACGAGAAAAGATGGAGAACGCAAGATTCTAGCCCGTCTAGATAACACGCACTCCGCTGTAATTGAAGGCGCTGTAGGGAATGAGCGTCAAGGCACTTTGCCGCCTGACGATGGTTATTATATTGCTGGTGGTGACACACCACCGCATCCTTGGAAAGTTACGCTCAAAAAAGAAGGAAACACTTATCAAGGAAAAATTGAGGTTGGAAGTAAAGTTTATAAAAATGTAGGCACTTTTAGTAGCTACACAGTTACCGGACTTGATACTTGGACTAATCTTCAAACTGGATTTGTGACTTTAAAAGCTACTGTAGTGGATGCCGAAATTAACAATGATACTTTTGAAATTGAGTGGGGTGTTTCCGCCCCAGAAAGAGCTTCTTGGGATGGTAGCACAAACGAACAAAACTTTGTTTCTGCTATAATAGCTTATGTGTATCAAGATGGGGATGCTTGGAAACTTAGGCAAGATGCCCACTCACCATTTACTTCCTTGCATGGTTGCGTTGATGGAAAAGCAACTATCTTTTTAGTCCAGTCATGAGCGAAAATTTTTCATATTTTGACAGCTTGCCGTTCTGCGTTCTAGATTTAGACACCGATCCAGATAGCAGGACTATGGACGATCTGAACTACTACATAGCAAATAGCTATGTGGAGTGGTATAACGGTTCAAACAATTACCAACCGAATTGGTATGTAAACTGGAGTGGAGACTACGTTGGTAGTTTATGGCCCGTTGAGTTTACCCTTCAAGAACTCGTTAATTTTTACTGGAAAGGCAGTCAAATTTATTGGGGAGGCGCATCTGGAACGTGTCCTGATGGTGGAGAATCCGCTTCCAATGCAGGCGAGACTTTAACTAGAGGCATACCAAGATACGTAAGAATTGGTGATGACAGTTGCGAAGACATTTTAAATAACGGCGATCTTATGTATGCCAATATGATAGGCAATCCAGTCGAGGATTTTAAAGGCTGCGGTAAATATGGGCATGGTTACTACCAAATAGGCACATGGGATTCTACAGTCTGCGCTTTTAGAGATTATAGTTATCCTAATGGAGCTAATCCGGGCTATTGGCAGTTTAGAGCTTTTGACCAGCCATTTGCTTATTTAAACTACCCGTATTACGGCGGAGATGGAACCGATGCAAGTCTGCTTAAAAACCATCCCCAAGTTGTTAAAGTCGGAAATAAATACTACCCTAATATTAGTATTGTAGGAGGATGCGACTGCGGTAGTAACGGCTATTTTGCGGGACACAATTTTTATATTCTAAGAAATGGAACAGAAGAGGCGAGCTGCTATTCCCCTGGTGACAATACTACACAAACAGTAACCTGCGATACATGGGATTTTTCGGCTTCTGAGACAAGTGTGGATTTTGAAGTCCGTGATGGGGTTGCTAAACCAGTTAAAATATACGATATACATAATGCCAGATCTTGCCCTTCGCCCTGCACGGAAGATTATAGCTATGAATCCAACTCTTTAAACAATTTAACAATAAACCCTTTTGGTCTTTTCTTTTACTAGTGAACCACGAAACACTTCACAAATTAGTCTTTGACTACGGCGCAATCATCGCTGGTGGCTACGTTCGCGCTTGGCTAAAATATGGAGAACCTACAGAGCAAGGCTACGCAGATATAGACTTTTTCAACGTCCCACTTGAAACAAGACCAGAGTTTTCAGCTAAAGTAAAAGAAATCGTCCCTGATAAAAAAGCAGACTTTGCATTCTTCGGCTCCAGGATTAACCTCTACTGCAATAATTTTGTTTTTGATGGGAAGTCAATTTTTCGCGGGGACGCTTTAGCTAGCGAATACTCGGACGAAGAAATTTTAGCCCAGATCCAAGCTGGCGAGGCCGTGGGAATCACGCAAAATTTTTTGGCGAGTGTCGATATGAACGAAGCGAAAATTAGACGTTATCTTTCCAGCTATGACTTTACACTTCATTTTCCCGACAAAAGTTTATACGACATAGCCATGTGTCCCCTGTATTTTTCGGATCTTTACAACCTGCGGAATCAGCCAAATTTGCTGAGTAGATCTGAATTAATTCACTTAAATCATTCGCTCGAGTTAGCGCAAAAGCGGGCGGAAAATAAGGATCAAAATCCACCTTCTCTTGTAACAATGGGAAGATCGTTTTCTGCAAGCATGAAAAACTGGAGTCAATCAGGCTTTAAAATCGCTTCCCAAGATGAACTCGAGCAAAGACTACAAATTTGCGAAGGATGTGAGTTTTACACTAAAGCGTTAGCTGGTATTGGCAGATGCCGCAAGTGTGGATGTTTTACAAAGTTCAAAACAAAGCTTTCAACAGAAAACTGTCCCATTGGAAAATGGTGACGCAACCAACTAAAACCTATGCCAAGACTAAAAGAAGAAACCGCGACCGATAGACTTGCTAAGCTGGCAACAGCTGGACAAGCTCTTGGAGTCGGGACAACGCAAGCGCCCGCGCTTGATCCTAACAAGATGATGCTGATGATGGCGTCACAACAGCAAATACCGGAAAACATCATGCCGATGCTGATGCAGATGTATCAAGACAAGCCTGAGGTAATGCAGGCTATGTTTCCTCAGCTTCCGCTTAACCAGCAGCAAGCTGGTGGAGCGCCGCAGCTTGCGGACATCATGGCGCAGCTTGGGGAGGGTGCTGCGCAACCAGTCTCTCGTGTGCCTGTGCAACCCGCGGCTGGTAGCCAATATGGGCCGGCAGATGCGATGCTTGATGCACAAGGAAATATCCTTGGATACGCGACTCCTGGCACTGATCAGCTCATGGATCGTTATGTCCCAAGTGCAGATTCTGTCGGTAACTGGACTTCCGGTAAAGCGCAAGTCGCAGACTTCTTCAAAGGCCTGTTTGATTGGACAAAGCCTAAATTCCAAACACAACCAACCCCTATTCAACCTAAACAGTAAGGAACTACTAAAATGAACGAGCAACAAATGGCACAGCTGCTTGCCTTTATGCAGCAACAAATGAAAGATAGCCAAAACAACATGGCAGATCTTCCACAACGTGCGATGCAGGCAGGAGCGACTCCTACGCAAGGATCAGGCGGAACCATTCTCTCGCCTGATCCGGTGCGCCGAGTGCAACAAGCAAACGAGGCCTGGCGTGAGCGGTTTCCAAACGTGGTAGAAAATGCTGCCCGAGTTGGCATGACTCCAGAAGCTCTGCTTGCTTCTCGTGGAAACGATGCCACTAATCAATGGGCGCAGCTTGGAGGCGTGCCTGGAGTTGATCCACAAAAACTGCGCGATATGAATCGAGCGGCTAGCCAATACTCCGCGTTTGCTAAAGCTCAGCGTGAAGGCACTAATGGAGTTACGTCTGAAATCCCGGCTTCGGAATGGGAGCAAGGAGCCAAGTATCGTGTTGGTCAATCTGGCTCTGGCTCGGTTGCGGCCGATGGCACTCGCACGATTACCAGTCCTTATGGCACAGTTTCAATGGGGCCACAAAACCCTCAAGTGGCCGCAGCACCTGCACCGCAAACTTCAAATGCACCCACAACTGCAGGTATTGGTGGGTTCGATCTTTTTGGGCCTAATCCGATTAGATCTGGTGTGCAAAGCTACATGGAAAACGCGCCGCAGGCTTGGAGGGAAAACGTCATTCCAAACGCGCCTGTAAATACATCGGTTGCTCCTCCAACACAAGGAAGCAATTTAAGGCAAGATGTTATTCAAGGAGCTAGCTTTCTTCCAAATATGCTGCTTGGCGCAGGCTCGACCATCGCAGAAGGAGTTGGCTCTCTTTTTGGGAAGCAATTTGACTTGCCGGCAGTTAATATGCAGTCAGATTTCTTTTCCAATTTGAAGAATACTTTTGGAGGCTCTCCTGATTCTCAGTTAACCATGGATCCAAACTCTCCTGTTGGTCTCAGTTATCAAACACCTAAGCCACAAGGGACGCAAACGGCTGGACAACCAGCGCCTGCAAATCCGCAGGCTCCTAATCAATACTCAGCACCTGGCATGACCCCAGAAAGTCGTGCTCAAATGCCGGTTACAGTTGGCCCTAACGAGCGGAATCCGTTTGGTTCGGCAGCTCCGGCCCAGCCAAACTTCTTCAACCAAACCTCTGGTTTTAGCCAAGGGCAAACTACTCCGTTGACTCAAGACCAAACTCGGAATATGTTTATGACTGAGGAAGAGAAAAAGAAACGCTCACAGCAGCAACCAATGATGGCCGGACGATAATCTATCGTTCAATAATTGAACACCCATGATCGCTGAAACCAACACTCCTCTACAGTTTCGTCAAATCCAGGACATTCACGAGCGTTTTAAGTCCGTGAATCCTGCGTTTGAGCGGATGTCACTACCTGAGTTCTCTTCCTACATGGAACAGCAGACTCAGCAGCCTATGTTCGAGGCGGGTAAAAATGATAACTTCCTTATGCGCGCAAGTGCTGGGATTGATCGGGCTCTTGAATATACTGGATTACCACAAGCTTCTGAGTTTGTTGGTAAGGGTGTTGGTTCAGCGATTGGGATGGAACGCGAGATGGGCGACTTGTTTCGTTCGTTTCCTCGCATGGGAGCCACGCTAGCTCCTATGCTTTTAACGGCTCCGCTTTCTGTTCCGGTGGCGGCAGGAGGTCTTGCTGCTTCGGCAGCTCTTGGAGGACTAGACGCTTACGAAAAAAGTGGCGGTAGTCCTACAGCTGGTCTTATCGGTGCTGCTGCAATGCCCGCTACTCTTGGGGTTGCTCGGGTGGCCGGTCAGCAAGCGTTGAAGCGCATGGGCGCTCCCCTCATCGACGATCTCTTTGGTCGCTCGTTTCTTGCTCCAGCTACGACTACGCAAAAGCTCGCTCAATATGGTGCGGAAAACCTTGGCGCTATCGCAGTTGGAGAAGTTGCTGGGCAAGCTCAATCTGTGGCATCCGGTCAAGGACTTTATAATCCGCTTGATCCGAAGAACCTTGCACTCATGATTGCAGGCAATGTTCCGTTTGCGGCTCTCGATGCGCAACAGCTGCTCCGCCCGCTCGCTCGTCCGAACAGGATCGCTACCAGCGGTGAGGCTGCGAACGTTCAGAAAGAGGTTGCTGCAAGATTGCAATCTGGTTTGGAAGCTCCGGTTCGCGCTTCGGAGGATGGTGGCTTTGTGGTTCGAGATCCCGCAGGCCGCATCGTCAGTTTGACGGATGATGTAGATGAAGCTGTGAAAGTGCAACAATTCGCTGATGATCTACCCGCGGCAAATCCTGCGGAACCGCTCGGCCTTGTTCGTCAGCAGGGATTCATGGATCGCGCTTTTGTGAAAAGGTTCTTTGCGGATGACGCTGAACCTACTGGAGTGAACCGCGAAGGCGCTCGGACGTTTGCTTTCCAGCAGGTGCAAGACGTTCTTTCACGCGGAGGAAAAGTCGCTTATCAAATCGAGAACGGCCCTACGCTTAATATTACTGGGCTGCGTGGCAATCAGATGGTTACAGATAATGGTCAGACTATTGTTGGTCTTGGGTTGTATAGTGATGCTGAAAATGGTAGGCTTGTGTTTGAGCAGGCACCAACTGATGTTAACGCTAATTTTTCTTTGCCGACTCGTTCAACTACAGGAGAAGTTATTCCAGCGTCAAAAGATGTTCCTTTGGTATATCGCGTAGGCGAGCTTTTCCGTCCACAGCCTGATGGCAGAATTATGCTCGGCAATCGTTACACGCTCGATCAAAATCAGAGTATTGGCGGTGTTCAGTTTGAAAAAGCTATGGAGGTTGGCGGAGTGCCTAAATACGAAGTTGAAATGTATAAAGTTCTTGCGCCAGAAGCCTTTGGTCAAGATGGCTCTGTTAACGTGGGGCGTCTTGTTACTGATCTGAAAAACAACCCGCCACTTTTTGAGTTGCTTACTGGAAACAAGCCAGAAGGATCGACTTCAGATCAAAGTATAAATGAAGCCCAGCATCAACTAGAGACCCGTGGTTATTTTTTAGACCGAGATCATATGGATGGAAATGCTACCATTCGAGATTCCGAAGGTAACTACATTGATCCTGAAACGCTTCCTACTGATTTACTTCCTTACTGGGATACTATCGGTGCTGGAGTAGAAGATGATATGGGAGGTAGTCGCACGTATGAGTTTATTGCACCCAAAAAAGAAAGTGAAATGCCAGGTTATGTTGAGGGGCTTATTCGAGTTCCCCAGCAATTTGGTGATCTCTATCGTGGGCCACACTTCGGTAGTCGGGATAAAAATGTCCTTAGCTTCTTCCGTGGATACGAGGAAACTCTGCCTTCCGGTGAAAAAGCTTTCCATATTATTGAGCTCCAAAGTGACTGGGCAAATGATGCGAATAGGAATATCTCTCGTGTTGGGATGGCCCCAGAACCTCCTTTAGGAATCAATTCGAGATATCCACAAGATGCTTCGATGTATGAAAGTGCTAATCGTAATCTTGTCCCTCGTTACGAGCAGCTGGCTTTACAAGCAGCTATCAAGCACGCAAAAGATATTGGAGCTACGAAGCTTGTTATCTCTGACGCAAAAACTGCAATGTATTCAGAAGGGCATTTTGCGCAAGCAAATCTTGTCCCGAAATTAGCCTCTTCAGCGGCTCCGTCTCCGTTTACAGTTACTCTTGAGTCCGCAAACGCTTCCCGCGATAGCTTACTTTTTTCACCTAACCAAAGAATTAGTGCTACCTTGCGGTCAGAACAACTACCGGAAGGTTTTATTCTTACCAAGCGATCTGAATGGTCAAACCTTTCTTTGCAGCAAAAAATGCGGATGAAAGAAGGTAGTGTTGGCAGCGTTGATGTGACAGATCCTTTAGGTATATCTCTTCTTGATACCAAAACAGGGCAGTTCTATAAAATCGAGGGAATTGATCCAAGTAATCCTGGCCAACGAAAGGCTGATAATGAGACCATGCGAGCTTTGGGTAAGACAAGCCTCTGGAATGATTTTGAAGGCGCCCGGCTAATGCTCGCTCCTATTTCTGGATTTGTTCCAAAGCAAGATGCTGGTATGCGTTTGCACTACGACGCAACAATACCTAATACAGCTACAAAACTTCTTGGTGGACAAGGAACTCCTATTGATCTAGGTGCCCATAAAGTATCCGGTCAACGAGTGACTGGTCGCTTATTTGACCTAACCCGTAAAGATCCTTCGGTGTATTTTTCTTTGCCCGAAGACGCTGCAAAAATCAGGCAAGCTCGTGATGCGCAAGAAGCCTTGCTGCAGTATCAGGATACTGTTGCTCGTGCGACTGGCGCTGCGCCTGCAGTAGCCGATATTAAAACAACTGTGACTCCATTCCTCAACGATTGGGATCAACGACAGATTGGACTTAACAACGTAACGCCGCAAGAAGCTGTTACTCGAGCGATCAACGTCCTAGCTGGCAAAGTTGATAAGCTGGCTGCCACAGCTAAGTCAGAAGCAGCGGGGCAAGATAACATTGACCCAGTGCTTCGTGCTGTGATTGAGCAACTTCCCTTGCCTTACCAAGAACGCGCGGCTAGCTTCATTCGTAAGTATGGCTTGAGTGAACTCGAAGGCCAAGGTCTTGATCTTGATCCGCAGATGCGTGAAGGATTGCTTAATCGTATGCGGACGCTTTCGGAAAAAACAACGGATGCAGATGTCAAGTCTGCGATCGACCAAGAAATTGAGTATTTTCAACAGCCACGGGATGAAAACTACGATCCTGACTTGGCAACGCTTTTGGAAGACTATCAACCATATCTTGAGCTTGGTGGTGGATCGGCTCAAGGCACAGCAAAGAAAGATCGGGATATTTCGGATGCTACGAATCTTGTTTATGCTGAAGTGTTTAGTCAGTTTCAAAAAGGCGTAGCTCCGCAAGACATCAAGCTCAGCCCTGGATTGATTATCTCACGCATCAAGACCCAAGGTGTTGCAACTGATTTCGTGCCTTCGATGAAGTATAGTGAAGTTACTGGTGATTGGGAACCTGCCCGGCTTAACAATAAGCAAGAAGCTGAAGCCTTCGTGCTCAAGCTTGCCACGGACAATCCTGATCCTGCTGTGCGCTATCAAATTATTCAGCAGCGCACTACCGAAGATGGGCGTGATGTCTCGTATTTCCAAGTGCGTAAAAAAGAGAATCTTTTACAGCGCATTGTTGAAGGTTACAATCCTGACAACACAGCAATCTTTAGAAATCTTGGCAAGGAAGGCTCTCCTGCGGATCTTGGCGACATGGATCTCATGGAGTTCTATGATAACTACGGCGCTCGTGGCGATGCGCCAATGGCTAATAAAGGTATTCGTGGAGGCCAGCAATTCCTCGCGGATACACTTCATGCTCGAGGAATGGCGATTGCAGATATGCTGCCGGATAGTGCGTATGCTGCTCCACATCGTGAAATGGCGAAGGATCGCCTTAAGGTTATACTCGAGTTGGAGCGGAATCGCGAGGTCTTCCGCGTGGATAAAAATGGCAAGTTGAAAGATATTGATTATAAGACCATCCAAGAAGCTTGGAGCCAAGCAGGTGGTTTAGAAATAACTGGACGGGAAGGAGATATTCCGCTCATGGTGAGGCGTAAAGTTGAAAGCCTTATGAAAACGTTCAGCCAAGCAGCTGGACAAGATCCCATCATGCAAAGGCTTAATAGGAATCTTGGTGAGTTCGCTCAATGGGCTCGGGAAGCTGGCCCTGGGGAAAGCCCAGAATTCTTCGCGGCTCGTCGGGTTATTGATGAAGCAGTCGGTAAGCTTAAAGAACTGAACAAGACTGTTGGTATGGTTGTTTTGCCAGGCGTTGGTGATTTGCGCGGATACAATAAAGCAATGTATGATGCCGTTATGAAACGAGGTGGCACTGCGGAAGCCTACTTCGATAGAAAACGACAAGAAATTGTAATCATTGCCAACAACGTGATTCAGAAAAATGGGGAGATTACCCTTGCTGATTCAATGGCTCGAGTGTTGTGGCATGAAGGAGCTGGTCACTTTGGCAGGGAGAAAATGTTGGGTAATGAGTATAATGCTATCATGCGTGGTGTCTTGCGTAAGGTTGATGATGGGGCTCGTAAGTCAATTATGGATGCTTACCGCTTGAAAGATCCGAATGATCTTCTTATTGCCGAGGAATACCTCGCTAGTAAAGCTGAAACAGATCCAGGACTTTCTTTGCTGGGAGAAACGGTTGGTGCTTTGCGCTCATATGCTCGGGCATTTGGTAAGTTTCCATTTGGTCGTGACCCACAAAAACTCGGCGAGACTGGTTACAAACTAACTGATAATGACATTCTTTATACTGTAAAGAAGAGTCGTGACTATACTCTCGGCAAGCGTGGATTTATCCCAGGTGGCACAGTTCCTGATACACAAACTAACACAATGGGTGATGAGCCATCTGGTCTTGGCGTTCTTGGTAAATCTGATTACTTCAGCTTGCCGGCGCAAAAGATCACTACAACAAAGCTGCCCGATGCTTATAACTTTGTGACTGGTCGCGGACTTGAGCGTGGGCTCAGCCCAGAAGAAAGCAATCGTCACGCAGAAAATGTTGTTCGTATGCTTACGCAAAGACCAGATCCTACAACTATGGTTGCGCAAGGCAACGGACTTACGATGGCAAGCCCGCTGGGTGGTCGCGCATTTTTCAAGCGGTCGAAGCAATTCCAAGACAGCGTGATTCGAGCACAAGAAACTTCGTTCTTGCACAGCTCGTTTGCTCGAGCCATTGACTCGGCACCAGAAACATCGCCTGTTCGCAAGGCGGCTAACGACTACGATGCTTGGTTCGCTTCTTTGAAGATCGAGGATGTCGAAACGCTTCGCGCTGGGCTATCGGCTATCGACCCAGATTTGCTTTTGCCCGATGGCGGAATCAACTCACGCGCCTTAGCGGGCTTTGTTGCAGATGCGTATGTCGCTAAAGACGTTTACGCACTCCGCGAGTTGCTGCAAGCGGCTCCGACTCCTGTTGGCAACTTAACTAAAGCTTTGTTTAAGGATGCAACTGCGATGGCGGAAAGCAGCTTGTCGCTCGCTCAAGCAGAAGCACTTGGCGTAACTGAAAAGCGCGGTATTGGCATGGTGCAGCGTAAAGCCTTGGAACGTATTTACGACAGCTTTATCGAGCTGCGAAAAGATGACGCTTCCATGCTCAAAGCCGAGCAACAATTTTTGAAGATGGAAAACTTCCAACCAGAGCGGATTATCGAAGCGCTGGCTGGCGGAAATGACATGGCTGGGCCTTTGAAGACAATAGCTGATCAAGCTAAATTTTCAATCCCAACTAATGCTTACCGCCCAGTTCCAGATAAAGCTCCGACAGCTCCTGGTTGGATTTCCCGTATGTTTAACCTGCCGTCGAATATTGCGGAAGACTACCCTGAGTTTCTTCCGTTTCTTCGGACGGCCACAGCTTACACTGCTTTGTCGCAGCAAGCTGTTGCAGATGCGTTCCAGCCGTTTGGATTAGAAATCCAAGCTGGTAAGTTGGTTAAGACTGAGAACTACGAACGCTTCAAAAAAACTGTGCGCTCGCCTCATATGCGTAAGGCCATATCTGACCTGATGCTGAGGCAAAACGAGAAGCTTGAAAAACTCACACAAGAGGATATCGAAGCTGAAGCTGCCGGACAACCCCCCAGCATGAAACCTGGTGATGGGCGACTGACCGCGGTTGAGATTCGTAATCTTCGACAAGAGAACACTTCCCTGCGCACCCTTTCCGATACCGACTTTCAGTCTGTTGTTGCTGTGTTCGAGAAAATGACCGATTCAGCAGCGAAGATGTCCGAAGTTATCATTCGCAGTCAAGCATCTAACATTGCAAATACTTTGCGTAGTGAACTAGCCACGCAAAAAGGTTGGGCCGGCTTAGAAGAAATTGAGCGGGCATCTAACCTTGCAGTTAAATACTTGCTTGATCCTACGACCGCAAACGAGTGGCAGCAAAATGCTTGGAAAACACTCTCGTCGAGTGACTTCTCTGAAATGCTTGCTAAAGTCGATGGCATCTATCGCGTGCCGTTTGAGTCGTTTGCTGGATACATTCGTAAGCGTGATGGCTACCTGCCTGAGTTTCGTCTCGGCCAATACACGATAGCTTATAAAGATGCGACAACCGGTGAGCGCAAAACAATCGGAGCCATGGACCTTAAAGAAGTCTACGCGAAGCGTAAGGATCTTTACGAAAGTGGTGCGGCTGCAGCTGGCTCAGTAGAATATCTTAGCAAGAAGGTGTCTCGACTTGAAAACTCGTTGCTCTCAAAGGGTGCCTTGGAACGTGCAAAAGAGATCGAAAAATTGGCGTTTGAACAGCTACGTGGCGTGGTCGGAGACGATGTTTTTGAAGCACAAATTCGACCTAACTACGAACCTGTGACTGCCTCAATTCATGCCGAGACTCAAAAGACTATGCAAGATTATCTCCGGCGCAGAACACTGGCCGGTGGTCGTGAAGATCTTGATGCAATCGACGTATTGATGTCTTATATCCCCGCAGTAGCCTACGGCACAGCCCGCTCAAACGTTCGTCAAACTTCAGCGTTTTATTTGAAAGATGCGCGCATTGCAGATAACGAAGTGTTGCGGGAGCTTGCTACTACCCACATTAACAATGCGCTGCGTGCTTCCACGGGCAGCGAGAAAGTTATCCGTGAGGCGGCATTTCAATACTTCATGGCGCTCAATCCTTCGACAATGGCACTTGAGTTATTTCAATCAACCTCATCGTTGGCTCCGTTTCTTACGCGACATGGCGCCGGATTCTTTGGTTCATATGGTGAACTAAAGAAGTCAATGGGACAAGTTTTGCAAGCTGGAAGGAATGGTAAGTTTGCTGATTTGGAACTTGAAGCAATGGTTGATAGAGCTGCTGACGAGGCCATCATTAGTCGGGGTCTTTATCAAGAGCTTGACGATCCTTCTGGTGGAGTCACCGAAGTGCAAGATGCCGTGCTTGGAGTAGAAAACGCTGGACGCCGTTTTGGCAAAGCCTACATTAACGCGACTCGTAACCTATATGGAATGACGGCGCACTACAATTCTCGCGTGGCCTTCGTTGCCGGCTATAACCGAGGTAAAAAGCTTGGGCTTAGAGGCGAAGATCTTTATGAGTTCGCTCGCCGGACTACACAAGCTACCATGTTTACTGGCGGGAAGGGCAATCGCGCTATTGGCTTATATGCTGGTGATGCGAGTAGTCAGCCTATTCGTGCGATGATTGGCTCATTGCAAAGCTACTTTCAAGGCATGGTAGGAACTATGGCTCGATATGCTCGCGAATCGGTTGCTAAAGATTTACCTCCAGCTGAGCGCGCTAAAGCACGTAAAGCCTTCCTGCAAATCATGGGAACGCAGTTGTTTTATGCCGGCGCAATGGGACTGCCGGGAGCGGCTGCTGCCGTTGCCCTCATGGAGCAAATGTTCCCCGAGCTGGAACTGAAGAAAAACATCGAAGAGATTCCTAAGCAGGTTCTTGGTGATACGCAGTTTGGTGGATGGATGATAGACTCTATGCTGTATGGAGTGCCTACCTCTAGTTCCCCTATTGACGTATCCGCTCGTATGGGATTAGGACAAGTGTTGGGTGTTAGCTCTTTAACCGGATTTGACACGACTGCACTGTTCGGGCCGTTTGGCAGCATTGTAAGCAATGTCGCGGGAGCCTCACAAGAACTTCAAGAAGGTGATTTGACTGCGGCGGGTGAAAAACTTTCGCCTGTGTTCATGAAGAATCTTATTAAGTCCTTGAAGGATGGTGGAGCTGTTCGGGATTATTCTGGTAACTTAGTCACGCAGATGACTGGAAGCCAGCAAGTGTTGACTTCCCTTGGATTCCGCCCGAAAGAAATTGCCGATCTACAGCAGGCGGCTGCTTCACAAAAGCGGATTGCCCGCATCGAAACTCGGAGACAATCTCAGTTCCTTAAAAACCAAGCTGAAGCGCTGATAAATGGGGACGTAGATACTGTAAAACAAATGATGCAGGAGCGTCTGCAAGAAGATCCGACATTTGACGCTCGAGATAATGCACGGAAAGTTTCTGCTAAAGCAGTAGACATGAGCTTCCCGAAAGAAATTGGACGCGGAGTGAATGTGCGCGCTGCTGATAGAATCGCTGCGACAACTGGCGGTCGACAGGGGCCGAGGAGTTCGGAGATGGATCGGCTGTTTGCGCGATCAAACTTCGAACGTGCCCTCGGCATCCCTGGGACTGGCGCGCCTACTTCGAACCGGATTCAGAAGGCGATGGAACTTGACTTCCTGTTGGAGCAGAACCCGACGCTGACTGTTGACCAGGCGAAGCTAGTTTTGAGGCAACGTGAGGCAGCGCAACAATTTGACGGATCTTCCCTGTTGTTTTAACAGTCTCCTGCAGAAGGACTATTCTTTCGGTGGTGCGTAAGTGTATCATCACCTTGGATAGTTCTTCTGCATTGGCTTCTCGATACATCATGAGATTGAGTTGCTTCTCTGGCAAATGTCCACCTGAAGCCTCAACAATTTCAAGAATTTTGGACGCGATAGCGTTGAGCTCATTTCTACCCACGCCTTCAAACACCTTTCGCATATTAGCTTCGACGACTTCCAGTTGGGCCAAGGCAAGTTGGATGTGCTCAATTCGTAATACAAGGTCGTGAGACTCTGACAACGCAATGAGCATTGCTGACTTGAGCATTTGAACGTGTTTGCTTTCATAATATCCTCCTGTAAAATCTTGTGGGATTTCTAGTTTTTTATACCAATCTTTGTAGAACTCTAGGGCATCTGGTGTGATGTCGAAGTAACCCTGTAGATTAACTAACGACTTACCCCACTTAATACAGCGGGTTCTGGCATCTAGCATTTCCTGGGTAACTTCTGGGATCGGGATACGCTCCCGAGATCCGTTGTAATAGACGAATAGAGCTCGACGAGAGAAGCCGCCAGTGATGACGTCTTCCCGCATCCAGCCCCGAATCCAGTCTGGCGTAGTGCAAGCCAGCATGGTGATGTATGGGCCTACGATAATATCGTTGCCCTTGTTTTTAGTCTTCGTAGTGTAGAACCGCTCGTCGTAGATCGTGGTCAGAAAGTCGATCATTTCCTTTGCCGTTCCCATACCGAGAAAGTGTGATAACTCAGTAGCGAAGATTGAATAAGGAGTGTATGTCACGATTTCCCCAGTCTTGTCAGAGAATGTTTTTACACATTGCTCAGCCATTTCTTTACACAGCGCTTGCTTTGTAATGCACTCCGCGGAATAAGGAATATCGCCAATGTCTCGGATGATCTCTTTCGAGATTGACATGGCGGTAGTTTTCTTAGTCCCTGGAGTGCCGACAAGCACTATGTAGAGATTTGGATGTATGTCGAAGTAACCAAGCCGGAAACAGACTCGGCGGGATATGATAGAACTAAGTGCCATCATCCCCGCCCAAAAGTGAAACACCTTTGGTGCCTCGTTGCCGGAGGTATATATTGCGTAGTCTTTTAAGAAACTCATAACAGCGTGTAAAGACGTTCGGGTTTGTCGGAGTCCCTATGCACAGTTGCTAGGCTAGTGCGGAAAGGAAACTCGTGGATTTGTTGGAAGGGCTCTGGCATAAAGTATTCAGATACTACCACAGTATTACCTGCTTCTTTTTGCTCGAGGCACCATATATAGAACTTATCGTGGTCAAAGGGCTTAGCACCTTTGTATCCAGTTGTTCCTCGGTATGGAGGATCAGCGTAGATCAAAGCGCCTTTTACCTTTGGCACAGTGTAGTCACAAGCCGCAATTTTGGTAGGCTGAGCCCGCAAAGATTTAGCTCGCTCTTGCATTGAGTGAAATGACCGGCTGCCCTGGAAGAAGTCTGGGGAATATCCTTTGTTGAACATCCCTGAAAACGACCAGAAGAAACCAATGTAAGCGCGAATTGCTGACGGAACATCTGACTTCATGTAGTCGTCATATTGAGACTTCACAATGTAAGAAGGTTCGATAAAGCGATCTACGATTACTTCATTCCACAGCATGATAAGATCGGTCATGGCGTCCGTGCCTAAGCGCGGTGTAGCCATGCGACTGAAAGTAGATGCGGAGCCTAGGAACGGCTCCCAATAGAGCTGTCCTGGACTCCGCATCGTATTCAGAATCGAAACGATCTTGTCAGCTATCTTCTCTTTCGATCCTTGGTAGACCATTTGCTTTTAGTGCTCGCATCTCTTCCACGAGTTCTGCCATAAACCGATTTTTCCAATCGGCTGTAGACACCTCGGGGCTGTTGATAGCGTGCTTAATGGTGTAGAGGGTAGCTTCAACGATCTGTTCCGGTGACATCTTCGGGCTCCGGTAGAGGTTGATCTTCCATCTCAATTAGTTTGTCCGCCGTGCGATACGCGACTTCGCAGACGCGTCCGATGTTCCAACCTTTGTCTGGATCTTGCGAGGCCAAAAGACCTCCTGCAAGACTTGTAGCGATTTGGATTCTAGTCATTTTTGTTATATGTTCCCTACGTTTAGTTCTCCCCAGGAAGGGCCGTAGGCGCCCTCAAAGGGAATTGTGATTTTCTCCCCAGCGACTTCAATTTCGTTGGAGAAATACTCACGGATCTTACGAACAGCCCACTCGGTTTTATCTTGAGGGAACTGTCCGCAAAGTGCATCGTGAACCTGGTGCAGCGGCTCGATGATAAGTGAGCCATCTTCACGCCGGTTCTCAGGGTCTTGCCACAAGCGCAACGCCGCTTTGTTTGTGGCGTAGGTTGTATTCTCTTGCGGCTCGTTAGCAAGTCCCTGCTTGAATGTATTGTGATCGTTAGGATCACCTGTAAATTGCCTCGTGTGACCCGAGGCTGAAATAAACTTAGCGCTAGTCGAGATCCGTGCGCGAACGAAAGCGTGCCAGCGCTTGATGCCTGGATACCGCTGGAAATACAGGTCTTGTAGACGCTGGCAATCCCCTGCTTTCATATTGACATCACCAGACGACTGGGTAAAGATCACCGCTGACATCAACACCTTGCCCATGCCGTAGTTAGATCCGTGCTGCACACACTTAGAAGCGAAGTAGATCGGATCGCTCTTGGGTATCTGGTCTGTGTAGCCGCGCAGAGTATCTCGGTCAAGCTTGGCAACCTCGGGGCCAAACTTAAACATTGCTGCGATGACCTTGGCAACTTTGATGTTACCGAGAAGATCGTCAAGCATAGTAGAATCACCCATGTTCTTAGCCCAAGCAGCAACTGTCCATGCGTCTGCGCCGGACAAGTCACACTGAAAGAAGTAGTGACCTTCGTCAGCAAGGAAGTTGTCGCGGTCAGCCTCGGTGATGGTTTGGAGATTGTAACCAGAACCAGTCGGAGACGTGTAACAGGTAAGCCGGCCAGTCTCAGTCCCGACTACATTATAGCCACAGCGGATGCGCCCATCGTCATCGGATCTAATGTTCAACATCTGAACACGGGTGCCTTTTTCTTTCAGCCCAATTAGCTTGGTCAATACAGGCAAACCGGTCTTCTTAGCAAGATTGAGAATCGCCTCATAGTTTGCTGTGGGCCGTCCGGTCTTGCGATTCAGCGGAACAGGTAAATTATGAGACCGCAAAAACTCAACCATCTGCTTTGGTGACTTGACGTTGAGGTGCTTGCCTTTGTTGAAGGTATTTATTTCGGATTGGAGTATCGACATTTCGGCTTCCAGAGCTTGGACTTTGGAACGCGCTTTGTTACTATCGTAGCGTATACCGCGAAGCTCCATGTATAACAGCGGTCGAAGCATAGCCATGTTGAAACGATAGTGGTCACTTGCACTTTCAGGTCGCGCTTGTAGCAAAGCGGCTTGCTTGTGACAGATCTCGTATGTGATAGCTGCATCTTTGCAGCAGTAAGTGAAGAATCCATCTGCGGTAATTGAGCCGCGTTCTGCTTTGTAGTAGGGTTCATTAGTATAATAAGAAGTTTGGAATCCAAGGCCTTTTTCCATCTCGGGATACAGCTCCCAATGCTTGAGCATAGTGTCTTCCTTGACGTTGCGGATAACTATCTTGTGAACCCAAGCCATAACAAAGCAATCGTAGAGACTGTTTTGGAGGATTTTGGGAACGTTTGGATTTTCGAGCATACGCGAAAGCGCCTGCATTACCATTGCAGACTCACGCTCAGTGAAGTAGTTTTGTTGTCCATAGAAAAATGGCACAATGAAAGCACCGCGAGCTTCAGTAGCAATACCACAGCACGATACTCCGTTAACACCACCTTCAATGTCAAATGAGACCATCAACTTGTTGCGCTCGATATCCTCAAGCCGCTCGATGATCTGCATAGGGGTAAGATTCAATTCGTAATTACGCTGCGGAATAGCCACAGACTCGAACGCCATCTCTTGCACGGCTTTTTTCAAATCGGCGAACAGCACAACTGAGTCGCGGCTATTGCCACGAAGGACGTAAGACGGATGGTAGGATGCAATGCACTTTCGCTGGAAGAAGGGTGAGTTTACATCTTGACAAACGAAGACAGTTCCGCGATAAGCAGACACGCTATGCGTGACGCCTGCTGATTGCAGCGCCGTGCCGCCAAGAAGCAAGCAAACTCGCGGGGCAAACTCATTAAGGTCTGCAGCGAGTTGTTGCTTGCCCATCTCAAACATATCTCTATCAACTTTAGATATGTCATTACCTGGGGGGCGCACTTGGCAGACATTGCCGAAGAATACATCTTCGCGGCGAAGGCCTGCTTGGATTAACAGCGAGGTGATCAGCTTTCCGCTCGGCCCTACAAAGGGCTTGCCGTAGGCTTCTTCAAGCTCACCTGGAGCCTCACCGATGATAGCGAGTCTCGTTGGATTATTTGTTGTCGGGAATAGGTTTGGAACTGTGGTCATAATCAATTAAGGCTTGTTGAACTTTTGCTGGACATTCTCCAAAGGAGACGATTGAGGGAGATTGGAGTGGGGACGCAGGATAACGATACACCTGCACCCCCACCCCTTTCTTCGTTATCACGAAGAGATCACCCTGCACGATGATCTTCTTTGCGTAACTCGATTCCATAAAGACTTATCTGTGTTGAAACGACTGTTAAATCTACAAAGTCCGCCACCCATACTTCGCAACCAAGGAGAAGTAAGACGAACATGGCGTCTTGATACAGATCGCTATGGATATAAACTTTGTCACCGGACTTTACGATGTTAGGTAGCACAGTGCGCCATACCATGTTGGAAACAGCGTGCTTGCCATACAGCATCTCTTCCATACCGCAGTTGCAAGAGTAAAAAGGCTGCATACCAGCCTTCACGGCTTGGACACCCTTGTTAATCTCATCGGGAGGATTGTAGCCAAACACTTTGAGTGACGGCACGAACGCTCCGTGGTCTGGTTTAGCTTGCTCACTCTTTACAACAAAGAAGGAACTCACGTTACCAACATAGACTGGTGCGGTCGAGCGTGGCACAACGCGAAGCAGATAATGGCATGATCCTGTAACCATGATGTCTGTGTGCGAGATTGTGCTGTCGGATAGCAACAGCTTCATATCTTTGGGCTGCTCTGAAGCAACATGGATAGTAATCGACCTAGGAATAGCTGACTCTTTCTGTTTTTCCACAGCTTGGCTTGTCGTCATTACGTCGAGATCCTCTTGTGAGAATCCAATGTCTTCGGTCGAAACTTCCTTGGCGCCTGGAGTTATAGACATACGCCGCTCTTGTAGATCAGCTTCCTTGCGCCGAACGAGGATGCGAAGGGCTTCCGTAAGATTAGGAGCCTCCGTGATCTCTTCGTCGCCAGTGCGAAGCCGCTTGGCTACTTCGAGCGTATAGCTGACGTTACCAAGTGATATGCCAAGGAGTTGTCCAGTCTCGCGATAACCCCAGCGTTCGCCTATGATAGCGTTACGCCGAACTTTGAGATCGTGAATCTCATACATAGACATGGACTGTTCCTGCCAAGTCATATCTTTGCGGCGGATGTTCTCCTCGAGTTCCTTCTCGCGAAGCTCATAGTCTTCTTCGCAAGTCAGAATCTTGCACTCGATGTCCTCCCATCCGAGTTGTGTCGCCGCCTCGAACCGGCGACCTCCCCAGATAACCTGGAAGAAGCCTTGGGTCGTAGGCGAAGGACGGACGCCGATGGGTTGAAGCAAGCCGTGCTCGGCCAAGCTTTGTTTTAGTGAGTCAATATCCCCAAGGTCTTTACGCATACGCTCAGAGGACACGATTTGAGCTATCAGTATTTTTTCAGTCATGGTTGTGGATTTAGTTGGTTATAGTAGTAAAACTCGATAAGCGGTCTTGGATACTTGGTTGGAGGAACGTAGGTGATGCCTGGTCTTACGAGCAAGTTCCAAGTGTAGATGTCAAGCCGCAGCTGTTGTGCTGTTGGGGCTTGAGAGTAGGTCGTAGATAGGCCTGCTATCAGGAAGATCGTGGTAAGTATATTTTTCATCATAAACAAGTATGTAGTTTTTCATGAGTTCCCGCCTGGCCTTAATGGCTGCGCGGATTTGAACCTTGGCGAAGTCTCCGTAAGTTTCTCCAGGGTATTCGATAGAGATCACAGCCTTGTCGTTGCGCTTTGGCAACCACTTACGGACTGTATCTTGTAGTCCCATGATAGCTCTGATTACAGAGTCTTGGGATAATTGCTGAACTGTTGCGACTCGCATATTTTTAAGACAAAAAGAGGGGCGGGGGATTTGACTCCCCCACCCCAGTTGCGTTACTTCTTGGGCTCGTAAGCCTTCACTTCGTTGCTGTCGCCGTATTGCTCATCGCGGCGGACACGGAGGCGGATGCTTCCGCTCTTACCGATCAGCTCTTCGGGATTCAGCTTTGGAGTGCGCTGTCCGATGAAGCAATCCATGATGCCGGCCAAGCGGCGAGCAGGATTATACTTCTCGGTAACCTTGAGGCTAACGCGATCAAAGATCGGGAAGCCAGGGTTCACTTCGTTTCCACCGATGGAGGTGGCGTTTTGCTCAAGCGAGTATTTCAGCTTGAGGATCTGGGACGAGCCATCCTTGGAGGGTTCCACGGAGGCTGTTTCGACTCTGACATCGTAGAGGCCATCCTGCAAAAGCGGGATGCCGGTTTCAACTGTCGTCAGGTCTATGTTTGGGATTTCGATTTCCATACTGTTATGTGTTTTATGTTTGTTGAGGAGTCAAGTTTATCGGCATTACTCCGCTGGCCGGCCCTTGTTGGGCTTCCGCAGGAACGGATTTCCGTTTCCACGGCTTGACTTCGTGGACGACATAATTGCCCTCCACGATGTCGAAGATCTCACGAGCGCTGTCGAGGAGTGTGTCACCCTCTCCGAGCTCTACTGTTACGAGAAACGTAGCTTTCATTACTCGTTTCGATAGTCGTCTGCCTCGTTTGCGTTGTGATCAGCAAGGTCATCCATGCCGGAGCCATCTCCTGGCCATCCAACCTGACCTGGCATAAAAGGCAGCTCGAGCTGTTGTGCGTCAGGCTGCTGCGCGTTCTTGGCGATTTGCTGGGCGATGAGGAACGCAAGATTTGGCGGAGTATAGGACGGGCCTTTCATCCACTTACCTGTTTCCTCATTACGATGTCCGTCGATGAACTTAGACATATTGGAGCGATGCACTTCAGAAAAGCCCTGCTCAATGTCGAGTCCTGCGGCGTTGGCAAGCCAGAGCGCAACGTAGATAAGATCACACAGTCCGTCATAGACTTTAGTAAGATCTTTCTGCACGTAAGCAGCTTGGCGTAGTTCTTCAACTTCCTCTGCAATAAGTTGGATGCCAAGGTAGGTCTGCACATCTTTGGGAAGGTGCGGTGTTTCTCCTACTGCTTGGCCCGCGTTACGCATAAAGGCGGCGACCATTTGTTGTTCTGTTTTCATAGTTTTTCTAACCTTGGTTTGATTTCTTTTTCGTAGTCCATCGGGAAGCTGGGCGGAAGCCCGAGGCTGTTACCGAGAGACATACGAGCACTGGACAATGCACGAACTGTGTATTGACCTTCCTTACCACCAGCGCCAGGTTGATACTCTGCGCGCCAGACATCTGTAAACATACCTCCGATGGTGTCTCGAAGCTTGCTGGGTAAAGATACGAAGTATTTCAATACCCCATCGAGTTCGTCTTTTTCGACGCCTTCGTGGGCTATGAAAACTACATACTTACCCGACGAGCGTAGGTATGTGATGAGCTTTTTCATAAGGTTCTGATACGACATCCAGTCTTGAATACGCATCTGCTGAATTTTTTCAAAGCCCATAATATGCTCTACGAGGTTGTCGCTAAGCTTCGATAAAGAATCGACAATGATAGTCTCGACATCGGAGGAAGCCACGGCTACTTTGAGGCCATTCGTAAGCCTCGTCCAACGCTGAGCAGGCTGGACTTCCTTGCCCTGTTCGTCTATATCTATAACGTCATAGAAGAACTGTGGCTTGAGGTTCTTTTCCTCAAGAAACCTTTGCGGGCCAGAGATGTTGTTGTCGCAGTCCGCGATGTAAGGTTTCGGGAACTGCAACGCGAATGAGGTTTTACCGCTCTTAGGAGCGCCGACGAGGAGCAAGCCGAAGCTTGCTTTGGGTTTATCTGTTGTGTTTAGTTTCATAAGATTATTTCACCTTGTATTTGCTCAACAACTCTCTGGCTGCGGCTAATGCGTTTTGGAACAGGGTTTTGTTTTCGTCTCTCATGTAAAACGGCGGTTCATGTGCGAATCGCCAACAAGGTAGGCTGCGATAAAGCAGAGCATCGCAATCGCAAAAGCGGAGTCGGATGCGCTCATTTCGCTTCTCCTTCTTTGGAAAGTTCAATTTCAGTTAAGGTTGCGTCAGCCAGTTTTTGGCAGTCCAATTTTGGAAAACTCCCATCGTAGGCGATCATTTCCAACGCCTCCTTGTAGGCATCCCTTTCCCTCCGCAACACGCACATGGGGCGACTGCAAGAGTCTCCGCAACTGTGGATCGTGGAGGCTTGGAGGTCGTCGAGCTTGGATTCTGTCTCTACGAGGCGAATCAGATCGTGCTCTCGCATCGTGCGGAGTTCGCCGAGTTCGTCGATAAGCCTGTTTCGCTCCCGCTTTAGTTCACAAACTTCTTTGTGTTTAATTCTAGCGTT